CCGATCATCCGGGCGGAGTACGGGCTTGAAGCGGTGCTGCTGCTGGTGGCGGTGGTCAGCCTCGCCGGCGCGCTGGTGACGGCATGGCTGGTCGAGGAACTGGGCGGCGCGGCGAGCCTGGAGGACCGGCATGGCGACGCCATCGCGTCGAGGCCGACCGATCCGAAGCCCGCCGTCAGATCAGCTTGAGGCCGCGAAAGCTGGCGTGGCCGTTGCGTCCGACGATGATGTGATCATGCACGGCGATGCCGAGCGGGCCGGCGATATCGACGATGGTCTTGGTCATCTCGATATCGGCGCGCGAGGGCGTCGGGTCGCCGGAAGGATGGTTATGCGCCAAGACGATGGCCGTGGCGGATAGCTCCAGCGCGCGCTTCACCACCTCGCGCGGATAGACCGGCGTGTGGTCGACGGTGCCGACCTGCTGCACTTCGTCGGCGATCAGCACGTTCTTGCGGTCGAGGAACAGGATGCGGAACTGGGGTAAGTCGCTGAATTTAAAAGCGTCTATCCCTCAGGCCGACCCCAGCCTTGCTTGGTACGATGAGCTCGTCGCGAGCCCCCGCATCGGCGGTGCTGACCTGAAGGTAGCTTGGGCCGTCGCGTGGGCGATTGACCCGGCTTCGGGCACGACGTGCATCTCTCATCGTGAGATCGGCGGCCAGACTAGTCTGCTTCGCGCAACAGTCGGTGATGTCGTCACCCGCCTGCGGCGGCTTGGCTTCCTGGAGGTCCAGAGCCGTGCCGGGCCAGAGTTCCGCAACATCTATCGTCTGGGCCGTCCTGCTGATCTGCAGGACGCGCCGGAGACGGCGCGATGACAGTGTTCGGTGTTGTCGCGGCGGCCCTCTATGCCGACATGAACGTAGCGCGCTCCAACGACCAGCTGGCCGCGATCGAGGTGGAGGTCTGGGCAGAATGGCGCGCTAAGCGCCTCACCGACGAGGAAGCGGATTCGCTTTCGCAGATCGTTGGGCGGATGAAGACGACGGGTGCGACGGCGAAAGCCGTTGGTGTTGTTGTCAGCCGGCTTGGAAGCCGCCTTCTCTCGCGCCAAAGACCACGCTCACCCGACAGGGAGGCGTCGCGCGCTCGCCGCCGGCAACTTGGTGGCTCGGGCGCGCTGCCTGATCCACTTCGCCAGAGCTACACCGAAGGCCAGCGCGCAGTGCTCTGCGTCATCGCGGGCGAGGTCAAGAAGTCCGGCCGGTGTGATTTACCGATCGACAAGATCGGCGCTCTTGCTGGCGTCGGTCGGACGACGGTGCAGACGACGCTGCATGAGGCTCGCCGGCTGGGGCACCTCCGGATCCAAGAGCGCCCTCAACGCGGCCGGAAGAGCCTCACCAACGTGGTCGAGATCCTATCGAAGGAATGGCTCGCCTGGATCAAGAGGGGGCCGCATCGGTCGGTTTCGGATAGGGTCCAATCCACTAACGGCCACCAGAAAAGTGAGCCCCACGAAGAGAGAAGAGTCATTGAAGATAAGATGGCTCATGAGCTATCGAGCCGGTTGCTGCCGCCACATCGAACTGATTGGGGGCGGACAAGTGGCCTTGCGGGCGGACTTTGCTATAGCGGCCTTGAGAGAGACCGTCTTGAACGGGTAAAAGCGCTGAGGGCGCGCTAGCACTTGGCCTTCGGTCCAACCTGTCCGACCTTGTCCAACCTCGCATTACTGCGTTGGACCGCCCTATCATGTTGAAGAAATTGACAGATTTTGGCATGGTCCAACCTGTCCAACCTTCCCGCGCGCGCACGTGAACACGGGCTGCGCTCGCCTGGTGTCGGTGCTGCGAACACATTTCCCATACGACGAAATTAGGTTGGACAGGTTGGACAGGTTGGACCGGCTCAGCAAAGCCAACGGGTTGGAGTGGTCCAACCTTCCCTTTTCTTCTCTTTAAGGTTGGACAGGTTGGACCATTCTTCTGGCCTGCTCTGCGGCAACTAAGAGATGCAAGAGACAATCAACCATCCGATCGCGTTGGGACGGCGTCATATCGTTGACCGAGCGGAACGGCTCTACAGCCCCTTCACGATGTGTGCTGTGGTCGAGCTCCCTGAATGTCTCGAAGGCTGCCTGCAGCTCCTCCGGCCGCGTCTTTACGGCTGAGCACCGATGGGAGGGGGGGTGACCTTCAACTTTTGGGCCCTCACGCCGGACCGGTGGTGGCAGTTCGCTCTCTAGTGAGGCGCAAACAGGGTTTTTTGACCATAGTTGACCGTAGTTGGCCCAAGCTGGGCGTAGTTGGATAGTTCTGTGGCGCGACGGTCAGTGCCATAGAATTGGAATGCGCATCCCGTTCATCCCTCGCCGCCCTGCACCTGTCGAAGCGAAGTCGCTCGCGGCTCCCGATAGCGAGCTCCTGGCGCTCTTTGGCGCCGTGCCCGGCTCTGCCGTGATCTCGCCGGCCACCGCCTTGGCGATTCCCGCCGTTGCAGCCGCCGTGCTGGTGATCTCCGAAGCCGTTGCCACCCTCGACGTTCGCGTGATGCGGATCGATGGCGCTGACGAGGTGGAGGATCTGACGCATCCTGCGGCCTCGCTGTTGCGCGACAGCGCGAACGACTGGACGAGCGGCTTCGAGATGATCCGCGATATCACCTCCGAGGCGTTGACGCGGGATGCTGGCGGGCTCGCCTGGGTCAATCGCGTCGACGGCAAGCCGGCCGAGATCATCCACTATGACGCCGGCACCATCGGCGTCAGCTACGAGCGCACCGGCGAGCCGACCTATCGGCTCAATGGCGAGGTGCTCAATCCGAACGACATCATCCACGTTCGCGGCGCCTTCACTCGTTGCCCGCTTTCGCTCGCGGCGAGCGCGATTGGCGTTGCGGGTGAAATGAGCGGCCACGCGAGCAAGCTGTTCGCCAACGGCGCGCGGCCGTCTGGCGTGATCGAGATGCCGAAGAACATCGGCGACGAGGGGCTGAAGCGGATGAAGGCCGGCTGGCAGGCCGCTCACGGCGGCGGTGCCAATAGCGGGCAGACGGCTATCCTGTGGGATGGGGCCACCTTCCGGCCGCTCACCTTCTCGTCGGTCGATGCGCAGTTTCTAGAAACGTGGAAATTCCAGATCCTCGAAATCGCGCGTGCCTTCCGCGTGCCTCCCTCCATGCTCTTCGACCTGGACCGGGCGACCTGGTCCAACTCGGAGCAGATGGGCAAGGAGTTCCTGACCTACTGCCTGGAGCCGTGGCTGCGCTCGCTGGAGGGTGCATTGCGCCGCGCGCTGTTCACGCCAGAGGAGCGCAAGCAATACCGCATCGTGTTCGATCGCGATGACTTGACGCGAGCCGATCTTGGCGCCCGGGCGACCGCCTATTCCTCGCTGATCGCGTCGCGTGTCCTGAACCCGAACGAAGCGCGCCGCTGGGAAGGCCTCCCGGCCTATGCCGAGGGCAACGCATTCACCAATCCCAACATCACGACGCCAGCCTCGTCGCCGGCCAAGCCTGGAGCCCAGACATGACGGAGATGACCGGATCGGTTGTCGCCACCTTCGGCGGTCAGGAAACCCGCTTCGCCATTGCGCGCGAAGACCTGGCCGCGTTCGAGATGGCGATCGGGCTTCCCGCCTACACGATTTTCACCAAGTTCGCAGGAGGGCTCTGGAGCGTCACGGATCTCCGGACGGTCCTGAACTTCGCGGCGATGAGCTCGACCGAGAAGGCCCCGCATCGCGCGACGGCACAGGCGGGCTTCAACAGCTACCTGCTCGATCTCAATCTACGTCGGGGCTGCGGTCCCAGCCGGGTCGATCGCGTGCTGCTCGACAATGCGCCGGCTCGATACGCACCGCTTGCGCTGAAGATCCTGGAGGCCAGCCTGTTCGGACTGGATCCGGTTGATGCGATTTTCAACGAAGGCGACCAGGCGGTGGCAGCATGAGCATGCATGGCCTCTTGATCGAACTGGACACCAAGTCGATCGCCGAGGACGGCACGTTCTCCGGCTATGCCGCCACCTTCGGCAATGTCGATCAGGGGGGCGACATCATACTGCCCGGCGCCTTTGCCAAGTCTCTTCTGGCCCGGCCTGCGACGCGGGTGAAGATGCTGCGGCAGCATGACCAGTCAGAACCTATCGGCGTCTGGACATCGCTCGTCGAGGACCGGAAGGGCCTGAAGGCCGAGGGCCGGATCATCGTCGATACCGTCAAGGGGCGCGAGACGCATCTGCTGATGAAGGCCGGCGCGCTCGACGGAATGTCGATCGGATACCGCGTCAAGCGCGCGCGTTTCGATCGCGCCAAAAATGCCCGGCTGATCGAAGAGGTCGAACTCGCCGAGGTCTCGATCGTCACATTTCCCATGAACCCGAAAGCGACCGTCACGGCGGTCAAGAACCATGATCCCGATCGGGCGCGTCGCCTGGTCGGAGCAATGACCCGCGCCGCTTTGGCGCTTCGCGGCTAGGAGGCCGACACCTATGACCAAACATATTCGATCGGCCATGCTCGCCACGGCGGGACCGCTGGAAACCAAAGAAGCCGGCGACGATGATGAAGATCCGATTCTTGCCGCCGTCGAAGAGCTGAAGACCTCGGCTGCCGATTTTCAGACCAAGCAGACCGATGCTCTGACCAAGCTCGGCGAACGCCTGGACAAGGTCGAGGCCAAGGCCAATCGCCTGCCTGCAGGCAAGGAGAAGACCGAGGACGGCCCTCCGATCGAGCGCAAGGCCTTCACGGGCTATCTGCGCGCTGGCCGGGAATCGTTGTCGCCGGACGAGGTGAAGGCCCTGACGGTCGGTGACGACACGGCCGGCGGCTATCTGGCGCCGGCGGAGTTCTCGACCGAGATCATCAAGGGCATCGTCGAATTCTCACCCGTGCGGCAGGCGGCACGCGTCGGCTCGATCGCTTCCGGTTCGATCATCCTGCCGAAGCGCACCGGCCGTCCGACCGCTCATTGGGTCGGCGAGACCGAGGACCGCAAGGAGACGGAATCGAGCTACGGCCAAATCGAGATTACCGCGCACGAGATGGCTTGTTACGTCGACGTGTCGAACCGTCTTCTCGAAGATGCCGCCGTCAGCGTCGAGGCTGAAGTTGGCTCGGATCTCGCTGAAGAGTTCGGCCGCCTCGAGGGCGTCGCGTTCCTTACCGGCGACGGCGTCAAGAAGCCGCTCGGGCTGCTGAATGATCCGGATGTCACCATCGTGCCGACCGGCAATGCGGCAACGCTCGGCGCTGCCCCGGCTGACCTGCTCATCACGGCTCTGTACAGCCTGCCGGCTGCCTATCGCAATCGCTCGGCCTGGATGATGAACGGCGCCACGTTGGCGGTCGTCCGGAAGCTCAAGGATGGCGATGGCCGGTTTCTTTGGCAGCCGGCATTCGTGGCCGGTCAGCCCGAGACCATCCTCGGCTATCCGGTGGTCGAAGCGGCGGACATGCCAAACATTGGCACCGGTACCGAGCCGATCATCTTCGGCGACTTCGCCAGCGCCTACCGGATCTATGACCGGCTGGCCCTGTCGATCCTGCGCGACCCCTACAGCAAGGCGACCAATGGTCTGACCCGCTTCCACGCCCGGCGCCGGGTCGGCGCCGGCATGGTCCTGGCTGAAGCTCTTCGCAAGATCCGGTGCGCCACGTCTTAAGGCGCGTAGGGGTGCCGCCGCCGGCGACACCTAATCCGCCAATTGGCGGAATTTAGCTCCCTCAATTGAGGGGTTTCATCTCGCTCGCGGAGAAAACGGATGCGCGACATCGTTCACAATATCGGCCTGGTCAATGCTATCGACCCGGCCGTCTACGCTGCCGACAACTCGCCGGTGGCGATTGACCTTCTCGGCTTCGAGAGCGCAGCCATTGCGCTGCATATCGGCGCCGGCGGCATCACCTTCAACGGCACTAACAAGGTCGAGTTCGTGCTCAGCCACAGTGACGACGACGTCACCTATGCCCCAGTCGTGACGGATGACGTCCAGGGGGTCGACAGTGTCACGGGCGGCATCATCAAGGCGCTGAAGACGGCTCATGCGGCGGCCGATGTGACCAAGGTCGGCTACATCGGCAACAGGCGCTATCTCAAGCTGCTCGCTGACTTCTCCGGCACGCATGGCACCGGCACGCCGATCGCGGCCATCGTCATCAAGGGCAATGCCCGCGCGCGTCCCGTCTCCTGACTTCATCGGCGCCATCTCACGAGGACGCTTAGCGGCCCGTCCAACAACGGGAAATCGATCTGCCCGGCGCCGCCTCGAAAGAGGGAACTGGGGGCTCAAGGTCGATGCGGTCGCGAACACCAGCCGTGTCCATGCGGCCAAGGGTTCACCGGCGGGCGCCTGCACAGGGCGTCCGCCATCCAGATTTTGGGAGAGCTTTCCATGCCAATCGCAGCGCCCCGCCTTTGTGGATGCGGTCACAAGATCGCGTCGGGCGAGAGTTGTGCGTGCGAAAAGCGCCGGAAGGCCGATTTTGACAAGCGGCGTCCAACGGCGCGCGAGCGCGGCTATGACAGCAAATGGGACAAGGCGCGAGCGGAATACCTGAAGCGGCATCCGACATGCTGCCGTTGTTCCAGCCCCGCGACTGTTGTCGACCACATCGTTCCGCATCGGGGCGACATGCGCCTGTTCTGGTCCAGATCCAACTGGCAGCCGCTATGCACGCCGCATCACTCCGGCGCCAAGCAGTCCGAAGAACGGAAGGGTCCGAGATGATTGTCACCCTTGAAGATGCCAAGGCCCAGATCCGTGTCGACTTCGATGACGACGATGCGCTTTTGACTGCCAAGATCGCGGCGGCCCAAGGCCATATCGAGCGTCTTCTTGGCTACGCGATCGAGACGACCTACGGCGGCACGGAACAGGATCCGATACCGGATGCCCTTCGTGAGGCTGTGCTGCAGACCGTGAGCGGTTGGTACGAGAGCCGTATGCCGACAAGCATCGGTGACAGCGTGACGGAGATGCCTCTTTCGGTGCTCGACATCATTCGCGAGTACAGGCGATGGAGCTTCTGATGAGAGGGGTCAAACCGCACCTGGTCGTCGATAACGAGGTGGGCGCAATCCAGGCAGAACCCGAGCCGCCCGACTGGTTCAGCGTAAGCGCCGCCGACGAATGGCGGCGCGTCATTCCCCACCTTGTCGCCAAGCGGCGACTTAACGACGGCGACCTCGGCAGTCTCGAGTCCTACTGCCTCGCCATGGGGCAGGTGCGTGACATGCAGAAGCTGATCGCTACCGAGGGTGCGGTCATCAACGATCCCAAACGAGGCCCCCGCAAACACCCTGCGGTGGCCATCCAAGCCGATGCTTCGACGCGGGCGCGGCTGCTAGCCAATGAACTGGGCCTGACGCCCGTGAGCCGTTCGCGGCCATCTATCAGGGATGACGATCGTGACAACAGCGGCCAGCCGGAACTCTTCGGCGTGGATTTCTGACGGTTCGGAGATCGAAGACCCTTTCGGCTATGGAGAGCGGGCTGTCAGATTTTTGCGAGCTCTCCGGCATCCCAAGAGCCGGGCGCCGGGGCGCGCCTTCGAGCTTTTCGACTGGCAGGAACGGATCATTCGCAAGATCTATGGGCCTTGCCATCCGGACGGCCGGCGGATTGTGCGCACAGTCGTGATGCTTCTGCCGCGCGGCAACCGCAAGACCTCCCTCGGCGCTGGCCTCGCATTGCTCCACGCGATCGGACCCGAGCGGGTGAATGGCGGCCAGGTGATCTGCGCGGCTTCGGATCGCGCGCAAGCGAGTATCGCGTTTGACGAGGCGGCGAATATCATTCGCGAGGACAGCCGCATCTCGTCGAAAATGTCCTTCGCTGACTACAAGCATCAGGTCACTCATCCTAAAACCAAGTCCGTCCTTCGCGCCGTATCATGCGATGCCGGCCGGCAGCACGGCGGTACGCCGACCTTTGTTCTGGCGGACGAGCTGCATGCCTGGCTCAAGCGTGACCTGTGGGACGTTCTCCGCACCGGCCTGGTGAAGGTGCCGGGCTCGCTCATGGTTGTCATCACGACGGCCGGCCGTGGTCAGGAGAACGTCGCCTGGGACATTGTCGACTATGCCCGCAAGGTCGCGCGTGGCGAGATCGACGATCCGGCAACCTTGCCGATCCTGTTTGAGACGCCGGCAAATGCGGATTGGCAGGACGAAGCGGTATGGCGTGCCGTCAATCCCGGCCTGGCGGACGGCTTCCCTGATATCGTCGGTCTTCGCCAGCTGGCGTTGGAATCGGTCGGCCGCCCCGCTGACCGTGAGGCCTTCCGCCAGCTGCATCTCAACGTTTGGCTGGATCACTCCTCCGCGCCCTTCGTGGACATGGATATCTATGACCAGGGCAGCGGCGAAGTTGATCTCAGCGACCTGGAAGACAAGCCGTGCTGGCTCGGCGTCGATCTTTCCTCGAACGGTGACTTGACGGTTGTCGTGGCGTGCTGGCCGAATGGCGAGGGCTCCTACATCGTCTGGCCGTTCTTCTTCTGCCCCGCCGACAATCTGCGCGGGCGCGCGGATCGCGATGGAGTGCCCTATCCGCGATGGGCGGAGGAAGGTTTCATCACTCCGACGCCGGGCAACGTTGTCGATTTCCGCACTGTCGAAAGCAAAATCCGCGATCTCTGCGCCACCTTCGACGTTCAAGAGATCGCCTTTGATCCTCACTACGCCCGCAACATGATGGCGAACTTGGTCGAGGACGGATTTCCTGCCGTCGAGATGAGGCAGGGCTGGGTCACGATGGCACCGGCCATCAAGGAACTTGAGCGCGCGATCATCAGCCGCCGCCTCCGACACGGCGGTCACCCCGTCCTGCGCTGGAACTTCAGCAACATCGCTGTCGAGACCGACAAGGCGGGGAACATGTCCTTTCACAAGGGCAAGTCGAAAGACCGCATCGACGGCTCGGTGGCCGCTGCGATGGCGGTTGCCCGGTGCGCGGCAGGCAGCACGGAACACTCCATGTACGACAACCCCGAGCGGTGGTCGGACGAGCGCGCATTCTTTTAGGGAGAAGCGACCTTGGCGTTGATACGGCGGCATTCAGCGCCGGGTTAAAGGGTGCCGTCAACACGACAAATACGGCGGCCGGCCAGATCGAAGGCCGCTTGGCGAACATGGGTTCCAAGCTCGGCAGTCTTGGCAGCGGCATGGCAAAGAGCCTGGCGGCTGGCTTTGTGGGTGGCTTGGCTGGTGGCGCCTTCATGCAGGCTGTCGAGCAGATTCCTGCCGCTGTGCGCGCTATCGTCGCCTCCGGGGCGGGACTGGTCGATACCGCGGCGAAAGTGGGGATGACCACGACCGCTCTGCAGGAGTTGCATTTCGCTGCCAATCAGGGCGGCGCCTCGATCGAGGATATGGATACGGCCCTCGGCGTCTTCGCCAAGAACGTCGGCGCGGCGTCGCAAGGTCAAGGGGAACTGCTGCGGGTTCTCCAAGCCAACAATGTTGCGCTACGCGATCAGGCTGGCCAAGTGCGGCCCGCCTCGGATCTGGTCCGTGACTATGCCGACATCATCCGCCGGGCAGCGTCAGAGCAGGAGCGCGCCCGCCTGACGAGCATCGCGTTCGGCCGCTCTGGCGCCGACCTGGCAAACGTATTCCGCGACGGTTCCGCCGGCATCGACCAAGCCGCCAACGCCGTCCATCGCCTGGGCGCTGTGATCGACGACGCGACGCTCCAACGGGTGGCCGAGCTCGACGACAGGTGGGAGGCCTTCGCGATCACGATGGAAAGCCGTGTCAAATCGGCTGTGCTCAACTCCGTCACTTGGCTCGATCGGCAATTGACGAAGGTTCAGCAAGTCGGCGCGGCAATGGATCAGTTCCGCAAGGAGCAGGCCGGCGAAGCGCTATCACCGGGCGCGATGATCGGTGCTGCGGCTGGTGACCCGAAGGCCGGCGCCAAGGCCGCGATCATGTCCGGCATGAACAACGGCGATAGTTTTCAATGGGGCGGGGCGGACAGCTGGCTTGGTGTCGAGGGGAATTCAAACTTGCCGCCACCGTCCGGCGGCAACAAGAAGAGCGAGCTCGAGCGTCAGAAGGAGATGGCGCAGGCCCGCCTTGAACAGCTGCAGGAATCGCTTCTGACCGAGCGTGAAGCGGAATTGAACGCTTATGCTTTGCGCATGACCGATCTGCAGGACTTCTATGATCAGGGCCTCATCACCAAGCAGGCCTATGCCGAAATGGGGCTGGCGATCGAGGAAGACCACGCCGCACAGATGCGGGAGCTCGACAAGCAGACGACGGCCGAGGCCGTACGCAATGCGCAGGTTCGTATGGCTGCGCTCGGTGTCATGGCCGATAGCGTCAGTTCCGTACTCGGATCGCTCTTCGGAGAGTCGAAGGCGGCGGCCTACGCCCAGACCATTATCGCGACGGCGCAGGCAATCATGCAGACCTATGCCCAGCTTGGCGGCGGGCCCTGGGCGATTGCCGCTGCCGGCGCGGTTGCTGCAGCTGGCGCAGCGCAGCTGGCGACGATTGCACGGACCACCAAGGAGGGAAGCGGTGGGAAGCCATCGGCCACCGCCGGCGGCGTCTCGGCCGCGCCAAGTGGTGGCGACACGCAGGCAGGCTCGTCTTCGACCCTCTTCGTTCAAGGCATCAGCAGCAGTCAGCTGTTTACCGGCGATGCCGTGCGAGACCTGGCGCAGAGACTGATCGACTACCAACGCGACGGCGGCAAAGTCGTCCTCGCCTGACAACCCGAAAGGAACTTCCCATGCAGACTTTTGAAGACGTGAAGCTGTCCTGGCACGGCACCGGCTACACCATCCCCGCCAATCGCGTCATGGGCGCCATCGCCCGCATTGAGGCGCAGGTTACGCTCTCCGAGTTGATCGAGATGAGCCAGAAAGGCCGCATCCGCTTCTCGTCGATCGCGGCGGCTTACGCCTCAGTGCTGCGCTATGCGGGCGCCGACCTGACCGACGAGGCTTGCTACATCGGCCTATTCAAGGAGAACTCGGCTGCTGTCGCCAATGCCGCTCTGGCCGGCCTGTTGCAGATGCTTCTCCCCCCGGAGACATTTGCTGGCAAGGATGCCCCCCAGGGAAACGTCGAAGCGCCGGCCGCGTCGAGTTCCTGAAGCCGGCCTATGCCATTGCGGTCGGCGGATGGGGGATGGCGCCCAGCGAGTTCTGGAGCCTGACGCCGGCCGAGTTCTATTGGATCCTTGAGGCCAAGAAGCCGGTAACCATGTACGGCACTATGTCGGAACATGAAGTCGAGGCAATCTACGCCGAGGCCTATGGCGATGCCGAAGACGCTTAGCCTGGCAACTTTGCGGTCAGTTTCATGTACGGGCCGCAAAGCGCGATGAAATCTCGACGGAAATTCGCGATTTTCTTGAATGCCTCGGCACTTCTTTTGGCCCAGTCTCCCTCGTGGTTGCCGTCTTTGAGCATATTGCGAGTTAGACCGACTTCGGCCATCGTGGCTTGAACATCGCCAAGATACTGTTCGACCTCGGGGCCGAACAAGAACATCGCCTTGCTGCGAAGTATCGCAATCTCCGCAATGGCGGTATTGCCTGACACATCGCCATCTCTCATTACCTGTCGGACTGCTGACTCGGCGGCCTCGTAAATGGCCCATCTCTTTTCGAATAGGTCGAGAACCAGCTTTTCGCGGGCCGTCTGCCATTGGCGCCATGCAACGTAAGCAACAATTCCCGCGACAATGGTGGTCACGGCAAGTTGCAGAACCGGCGCGAAGACCATCCACTCGCAGATCGTGGGGTTCACTGGACAAGCTGTCATGAGATGCTTTTCACCCGATCTGAACGATGTTCACGCCGCGAGCGGTGCATTACTTTTGGTCGGTGAGAGCCAAATCCAACAGGCGGCGGATAGCTTCTGCGCGGCTGGGTGTGTCAACTTGGCCGGCCCGCCAAGCATCAAGTCTATCCAAAAGCCCGCGCTCGATACGTGCGCGAACTTGCTCACTGTCGACGGGTGGGCGGCCAGCCTTGGATATTTTTGAGCTCATTAATTGACAGGTTCAAATTTATGAGCTTATAAATATACGAGCCGGAGCAAGGGTGCAACCTCGCTCCGGCCCTAACCGCAACCGATCCTGAGGAGATCGATAATGGCTGATCTCGGTCATAGCACCGCTGTATCTATGCGCAAGTCCATGGACCGGCGCACCTTATTACGAGGCGCGGCCGCGCTGGCTCCCGCCGCCGCCTTATCATTCCTGCCTGAGTCTACGCGGGCGTCCACCACGGATATCGCCCGGCGGATCCACGCCCTCGCCTCTGAAATGTCTTCGCTTCTCGGTGTTCTCGATGGCGGCATGTGGGAGGTGCGCGTTTCTCCGCCTTTCCGGGGTGTCCCGAACTTTTCTGTAGAGCCCCACGGCATTGATCCGCAGTCCCGGTTGGATCGGGGGCTGAACTCCGCGCTTCATGCCCTAAACACAGTCCGTCCTGGCCGTTGGTTATTAAGGGCAGATGTTCAGGCCGGTTATGTCGTGATGAACATAGAATTGGATGAAGCTACTAAGGGGATGGCGACATGAATGTGTCAGCCAAGCCCGTCGTTTCCGATGCCGCCATCGAATGCCAGTATCGAGCCGTTGCGCTTGCTTCAGTGATTACAGACCTAGCGGGGTTGGCCGACGAAGAGGGGGCCAATCAGATGCCTCCCACGGTGACAAAACATCTTGGGCAGATCCAGCATCTGGCAGCCATCATCGAAACTCTATGTGCGGAGACCGCCGAAACGCTTCAGCGTCAGCGGAACGACTGACATTCGGTTCCTGACTGTCAGTGCACGGGAGCGAAAATAATGAAACGTGGTTCTTCCAATGGTTTTTGAATCGTGGTAATTCCAACGTCATGAGCACGCACGACATCTGGACTCTTCATTTCAACCTCACCGAGTTCACCCCGCGCGAGGTGGAGGGCATCATCACGCTCAGCACACTGATGCAGCGTGATTGGCGACATCGGGGTTTTCTAGCGAAGTCGGACAAACATGCCCGCTTCACGCTGATTCCGTTGGCCGAGGCGCTTGTAATGAAGGCCTTCGCCGATCGGGGAATTGGACCATCTCGTTCACATGTTGTGGCCCCACGCATCGCCGCTGCGGTGATTTGGAATGCTCTTGCCTTTCGATCTGCGTCTTGGGGTGGTCCCTCCATTGTTGATGTGTTCGACGCTATCCCGAAAGACGCACGAGCGCTCACGACTGAAGAGGAGTACGGCATCAAGGCGCGTGCTCTCATGACCCCCCTGCAACGGGAGCGGGTGATTGCGGCCGGGGGGGATCCTGATGCTGTCGATGAGTTGGACGACTTCAGTAAAGCTTCGTCTATGGCCGACAGAGTGTTTGGCGCTTTGGGGATTGGCGTTGTTGAGCGATCCAAGCATGTAATCTGGTGGCCGAACGATGAAGTCGTTTTTGGTAATTATGACGAACTGACTTCAGGTCGCGACCTTGACGAACCGGGATTGCCCGACCCGCGATTTGACGGCGTGGCCTTAGTTCTCAGCATCGATGCGATGGCCTCAAACTTGGTTCGCCGACTGCCGCGTCCACTCGTTTTCACTGCCCTTGAGGTGTTCAATCAGAACCCATCCCCCCCTCTTTTTTGGGGTGATAGGGGAAAGGTTAGCGTCTCATACGGGAAAGCGGCATATGCCGCTCTGCTGGCGAGCTTGGACTCCGTGATGGCCGACGGCGGCGGGGTACTCAAATCAGAGAGTGGCGCCTTGTAGGGCGCGACTGATATGAGCGATCAGATTTCGGATGAAACGTGTGTCAACACACGGAAAGCTTGACGGGCTTCACAAAACATGTGAAATCTCACACATGGCTAAGACATTCACCTATCGGCTTTTCACATTCGATTCGGCAGATGCTTCGGTGATGACCGGTGCTAGTGCGAACAGCCAGCGAGACTGGCGCCGGATGGGCTACCTTCCCAAAGTGAAAGGTCATGCGCGCTATGACCTTTATGATCTGTGCGAACTCTGGATCCTCCAGGCATGCGCTGTTCAAGGGTATGGCCCAAAGAGGGCCAAGTCGTTTTCTCGTTCTGCCGCCACCCATATGGCTTGGCAGACACTGCTTTTGCTTGGAGCCTACAAAGGCGAGAAGGACTCTGGCGGTCATCTGGATGCGCCACTTTCACGTCACAACGTCGTTTTCGAGTTGCAGGGCAAGGACTACCCAACCCCGCCATGGGGGCGCAAAGCCAGGTGGCTCGCAGATCAAATCGTGCTCGGCAACGACATTGATGATGCGCCGCTGGCCAAGTTTTATGGCGTCTGGCCGGATGATAGTGCGATGCCATTCAATGACGACTACGCGTTGAGTGTGATCGGTACTGTTGATCCGGAAAAGCGAGGCGCGGTCATCATCTTGCCGCTCGAGAGTGCCGCAAAGTGGATGCTGGAGGCCGCAGCGAGACATCCGTTCGTGGAAGTGGCCTTCGAATGACGAGCTCTAAGGCCCCCCCCAAATTAGTATCTGGAGTGCCAGCGATCACTGACTGGCTGGCAAGGAACAATCTCATTTTGTCGGAGTCGACCGTTCGCCGGCTTTATCGAGAAGACAAGCTTCCCGGTGCATTCAAAGTTGCGGGGCGGACCTCGCCGATACGGATGCCGATGATCGAAATAGAGAAGCTCGCCAAGGGCGGGCGCAGTCGGTAATTCCGACGATCGCAATCTCAGCAGAAAGGCAGGGCCGCACATGGCGGCTAGGGCGACATCATCAGCTGGCAAGCTTGGCAGAGGGGCACCAAGCGCGTCGCTCTACAAAAGCGAGCGCGATATCGCCGTTCTGGTGCTTGGTCCCGATGCTGACCGATGGCCCGGCCTTGCGGCGGTTTGGGAGCGGGAAGGCCTGCCGACTATCGACACAATGGCCGGCATGCGTTTCTGGCCAGCTGTGCGAGCTTTCTTTGACAGGCGCCATGGCCTGATCCAGGGCAACATCCCGGCTAGAGCAGATGGGGACGAGACATGGTGAAACGGCCAGACGCTCCGGGTCTAAAGCGCAAGCGTAACGGGGACGGTTCGTCGCGCTGGTACTGGGAGGCACGAACCGACATTGTGAAGAAGGGCTATAAGCCCAGCACCGTGAGGCTTCACTATCCTGAGACACCTCAGGGCGAAGCGGAACGAGCCGCGCGGTGCAGTACGCTCTGGGCTGAGATGTTGGCCTGGGATGCGGCTGGCGGCCATACACCGAAGGCAAGATACGACGGCACGATAGGCAGTCTGTCACGGCAATTTTGCAGTGACCCGGAAAGCCCTTACGTCTTCGTGAAATATAATACGCAGAAGCTCTATGACCAAAGCGATCGGATTTTGACCGAGACCGTTGGCGCCCGCGCCGTGCGCGAGCTCCTTGGCCCGGACTTTCGCCGCTGGCATAAGAAATGGGCGGAGCCCAAGGAGGAGGGGAGGCTCCCTCGATTGTATCGCGCTAAGCACACGATGGATTTTGTGCGGCGAATTATCTCCTATGGCGTCTCCCTCGGCTACGCCGACTGCATGAGGACGGATACTATCCTCGGCAAAATCGAGTTCCCTGCTCCCAAGCCTCGATCTGTAGTGATGCTTCCCGAGCAGGTTGAGGCTATCCGAGCGGCCGCTCATGAGATGGGGTTGGGTTCGATCGCCTTGGCCACTGCACTGCAGTTTGACCTCGCGCTTCGGCAGAAGGATGCCATCGGCGAATGGCTGCCCCTCACTAGCGACGACGTCGGCGGGATTATTGTGCGGGGCCGGCGGTGGGCGAACGGCCTCGTCTGGTCTGATATTGGCCCTGACCTCATCCTTAGAAAGACGCACGTAAAGACCGGGTTTGATCTGGCCTATGATCTGCGGCTGGCGCCGAATGTTCTGGCTGAAATTGCTCATATTCCGGCCGAACGCCGCGTTGGGCCGATGATCGTCTCCGAAGCTACGGGTGTGCCCTACAGGTGGACCAAGTACCCGGAGAACTTCCGGCGGGTGGCAACAGCGGCAGGTATCCCTTCCAATGTTTGGAGCATGGATGCCCGCGCGGGCGCTGTCTCGGAAGCATATGCAGCCGGCGCCGCCGCTACTGATGTGCAGAAGCATGCGGGACACACCAACCCGCAAACCAGTGCCAGATACCATCGGACGAGCCTTGCTGAGACGCAGCGCGCCATGGGGCTCCGAGTAGCGAAACGCACCGAGAACGAAACTTAAGGGACGTCTAAGGGACGTCTAAGGGACGTTTACCCTAACGCATTGAATTACATGGAGAATGCTATGCCGGATTACAGCATGCGGAACTGCTCCTTTTCCTCATAGGCCATGGCGGCGCGGCAATAATCGATCACCGCGCTCCAGGAGCCGAGCAACGGGCGCTGGCGCACCGCGCCCCGGGCGTAGCGGGTAGCGGCGGCATGGACGAGTTTCAGATGGGTCGCGACCGAGGCGCCGACGCCGGAAATCTCGACCAGCCGGGCTTCCGGCGCCGCCAGCACGTCGGAAAACGTGCCGAAGCGGCTAAGCAGCGCCTTGGCGATCGGCTTGGTGTCGCGGCGGGGCACGACCTGGAACAGGATCAGTTCCAGCAGCTCGTAGTCGGCGACGGCCTCGGGGCCGCTTTCGCGGAAGCGCGCCTTCAGCCGCTCCCGATGCCCCGCATAGTGGGGTACATTT